CTTTTGGTGTTACATCAAGAGCAATGGCGAGAAGAATGGGGCAACATATAATTTACCAAACTATTAAAGAAAACCAAGCTGTTGAGTTTACTGCTGGATTAGAAGCTCTTTTATGCAGACCTGGAGATTTAATGATTATAGATGATGATTTAAAAACAAGATCTCAAAATCAAGGAAAAATACTTGAAATAAATACTAACAATAAATCTTTATTATTAAATAATACTTATTTACCAGATGAATTTAATGGTAAAATTACGGTCTATACTCCAACTGGACATCAGACTTCTGAAGATATACAACAATTATTACTTTTAAGTAGATCTAGATTGCCATATTTTGATATTACTGATAATTTAATTACTTCAGCAGATAATATATTAACTGGTAGGTATCACTTTTCCGAATATAAAGTTAATGATAATTATGAATTAAATGAATCTCAATATCAACAATATCCATTATACACAGGACTCTCAAACATGGGTCATAAAATATTTTGTTATTATAATATAAATGTAAGTGGTTTTGTTTTTTCTACAGGTTTAGCTTATCAAGATAATAATATTTATGATAAAGTAATAACAGATAAAAATATAAATGAAATTAGCGAAATTAAATCAAATTTAAATTCAAATAAAAATTTCAATTCTGGTTATAGATATCAATCAAGCAATGTTGATAAAAGAGGAGCAATCTCTAATATATCTGGGAAAATAACAATATTTACAGATGAATATAATGGAATATTAGAATCTGAAATTGATACAAACAGTAATCCTCAAATTACTAATTATAACATTACTGGTTATGATATTTTAGATTATGGATCTAGAGTGTTTTTAGATCAAAATAATATAAATATTAATTTATTACCATTAATTGAAGCTGGTAGTCCATATAGAATTGGTCGAAAAAATGCAGAAGATCAAATATATAAAATATTAACAATTAAAGAAGAAAATCAAAATGAATACGTGGTAGTTGGAAGTAAGTTTAACACGGGCAAATTTGTTGAAATTGAAAACTTTTCAAGAGAAGACTTTTTGCCATCAACCTATTATTCTGGACCATCAAAAGTCGGAAATATTGATATTAAAGAATTGAGCGCTCCTAAAATAACTTCTTTTGTAACTGGCAAATTGAATGTAGACGGTAGTTTTTCATTAATAGGATCTTGGGATTATAACACTGATGCTTTAAAATATCGATATAATATTTATAATGATGCATTCAGTATTAAATATACTGGAGAAACGACTAAAAATTCAATAACAATTGATAAAATTAATGCTTTAGGAGATTGGAAAATTAATTTATATAATGTTGGAAATGGTGGGTCAAAAATTGATTCACAACCATCAAAAAGTGGAATTTTTGTAGGATACTATCAAAAAGAATTCAACCAATTAACGAAAGCAGCAATTATTGATTTTAAAATCATATGAAATTTATTTATCATAAAAATGAAATATACTGTAAATATATTGGAGGATCAAGGAAAATATGACTAAAATTAATTTACATGGAATTTTAAAGTATGAATTTGGCGAAATAATGCCTCTTAGCATAGATAGGCCCAAAGAAGTAATTGATGCTATTGATAGTATTAAGAAGAACTTTAGAGCAAGAATCTATGAATTAGCTAGAGAAAATATTCATTTTAATATTATTGTTGATGGAGAAAGTATAAAAAACATCAATCAATTAGAAATGAAAAAAAATTTTAAACAGATTGATATTGTTCCTATTATAGCTGGTGGAGCTTTTTGGGTTGTTGTTCAAATAGCTTTATTAGTAATATCAATAGCCCTTCAAATGATGATGCGTCCAAAACCGCCAAAACCACAACAATTAACAAGTGAAATATCTGGTAGTAAACAATCATTTATGATTGCTACAAAAGGTAATTTAACTCAACAAGGAACACCAGTTCCAGTTGGATATGGAAGATTAAGGGTTGGTAGTAATATCATACAAACTTCAATAAAATCTTATCCACAAAATCAAGCAATTTCCACAGTTATTACTGAAAATCCAGAGAAAACTCAAACACTTGTCAGTCAATACGCTATTGTAACTTAATTTAATGAAACATTTTTCAAAGAAAAAATATCTTCAAGGGGCTGGTTGGCTTAGTAAACCTAGAATACCAGATCCTAAGCCTTCTATTTTAAGAGAGCCAAATTTAGGTGGTTATAAAATATTACAATCTTATAGTGTTGCAGAAATAATAGATTTAATTTCTGATGGACCAGTACATGGATTAGTTGATAAAAATGGTAAAGATGTAAATAGAGGTGGGGGATCTCTTTTACAATCAGTTTATTTAGATAATACTCCTGTACAAAATACAAGTGACACTGATTATGATTTAAGTGCAATTAGTTTAGGATCTGTAGATATATCAAGTACATTAAAACAATTAGGCGATATTTATTATCAACCAAATACTCCAACAATTGAGGCTGAATATAAAAGATTTACAGTAGACTATGATCCTCAAAATCTAGGTAAAGCATTTGACAAGCTTCAATTTATACATTCAGTTAATAATGAAAGACTTTTATTTGGCAATGCATTTTATGCACTCATGTTCTTTCCACGTGAAGGAAGGTATTATTTTACATTTGATTATGCAACTACTGCAGCAGATTGTTTAACAGCAAAAAAATTCCCATTAAGTACATGGGATATAGTTTCAATTAGCTCTACTTTTAGAGGTATAACTGATTATATACCAGTATTATTTACAAAACAATTTGGTACTAAAAAAATAGAAATAAACATGTCTGAATCTTCATTAGCTTCTGAAGGTTTATTAAAAGAATATAATCAAGAATTAGACATAAAATTAAATTCGGCATCAACTAATCAAAAATATTTTATTAATTTAATTAAATCAAAAATTCAAACTCTTAATGCCTTACAAAGAAAAAAACATACATTTATGTATAATTTATATGAGAAGGCTACAGTAGCAGAAGATTTTAGAGGTAACTTTCAAGCACAAAAAGATTTTTTTCAATATGAAAAAGATTTATATATAATAATTAATTTAGGAGATTTTTCTATTCCAGCTTTAAATGGAATATCTATATTCAAAAAAGATTCAGAAGGAAATTTAACAACTGAAATAAATGAATTTAATTTTATTTTAGAAAGCTTTCAAGGATTTGAAGATAAAGTAACACCACTTATAGTTCCTAAAATAAATGCAAATAATCAATATACTGGAGAGTTTTATGGTTATTTAGTTTTTGAAACTAATGTTACTAAAATAATAAATATAGCTAGAGATACAGATGCGGATAAATTTCCTTTAGTTGAAGGAACTTTATATGAACAAAGTTATATTATAGGCGATTTAATTTCTTATTTTGCAAGCGCAAGCGCCAAGCTTAATTTCGTAAATGTTTTAGATTTATCGAGTATAGCTAAAACTACTAAATATAACTTTTCAAATATTGCTTGCGAATTTAAAAATGGCGAAGAAATTCAAGATCCACTTTCAGATTTCAAATATATTTATGTAGATTATGATTATAATTCATCATTAATTGGACCATTTAATAAAAATACATCAAGTTATATTGAAAGAGTTTTAAAGGTTGATAACTATAGTGCTGAAAAACCAAATTTAACTGGTAGTGTAGAATCATCAGTTGATGTAAGAACAGTTAAACAGGGAAAATCAACTCAAAATTATAGTAGATGGAATGATTTATATAATTTTAATGAAGAACCTGTTCCGTTTACACATACAATTGAAAATGCAAATGTAGAATTTGTATCGTTTTCATTAGCGATTAGTAGTTTATACGATACTATTGAAGAAGATGAGGGGACAAATGATACTAATAGAAAAATTGGTGAAAGAAGACCTGCTATTGTAAGATTTAGAGTAGAAGTCGGAACTAATATAGATGGAAAAGTTACTCCAACATATATAAAAACTTATGCCGTAATAGCTTTAGTTGAAGGACAGATGATAATTGATTTCGGAGATCCCTCTTTAAAGGGAAGGGCTGATAATTATATATCTGTAAGAGATTTCACCGATGGAACAAATAAACCTTCTGAATTATCAGAAATATTTCCACTCCCAGATATTGATAAAGATAAAAATTCAACCAATGTAAAAAGATTTATTAAAATATATAAACTTTCGGCTGAAACAAACTCTGTTTTGATTAAAAAAGATATTAACATTTACAAAGTAACAGAAATAATCCCCAATCAACTATCTTACCCATTTTGTTCATTAATGGGAATAAAATTAGATGGCAGGTCTTTTTCTCAAGCACCAGAAAGAACTTATGATTGTAGATTAAAAAAAGTAAAAATACCTTCAAATTATTATCCATTAGATGAAAGTAATGGAAATGTTGATAAAAGATATATAACTAATAAATCTTCTTATAATGGAAATCAATTAATCTATAGAGGTGATTGGGACGGATCTTTTAAAGACGGCTGGACAGATAATCCAGCATGGATTATTTATGATCTATTAGCAAGTAAAAGATATGGGTTAGGTGCTTATTTGGATATAAGCCAAATTAATAAATGGGAGCTTTATAAAATTGGAAGATTTTGCGATGCTGTAGATGATGAAGGCTATTTTATAGGGGTTTCTGACGGCATAGGTGGCTTAGAACCAAGATATTCTTGTAATGTAGTCTTTAGGGAAGCTACTAAAATATATGACGCAATTGTTAGTGTAACGAATTTATTTAGAGGCACTTGTTATTTTAGTAATTCAGAAGTTCATTTTACAGATGATAGACCAAGATTGCCAATTATTACTTTTACTAATAACAATGTGAAAGATGGTATTTTTAATTATTCTAATGTTAGAAAAGACCAACAATATAATACAATTGAAGTCGCGTATTTAGATAGATTTGATAATTTTCAAAGTAAAATTGAATATATTGAAGATGAGCAAGACATAAGAAAAAGAGGAGTATTTAAATCTAAAATTGAAAGTTTTGGCGTTACATCAAGAGCAATGGCGAGAAGGATAGGTCAACATATGATTTATCAGACTATTAAAGAAAACCAAGCTGTTGAGTTTACCGCTGGATTGGAAGCGCTTTTATGTAGACCTGGAGATTTAATGATCGTTGAAGATGATTTAAAAACAAGATCTAAAAATCATGGTAAAGTTTTAGAGATAAATACTACTAATAAATCTTTATTATTAGATAATACATATCTGCCAGATGAATTTAATGGTAAAATTACAGTTTATAATCCAACTGGACATCAGACTTCTGAAGATATCCAGCAGCTATTATATTTAAATAGATCTAGATTACCATATTTTGATGTTACTAGTAATTTAATTACTTCAGCGGACAATATTTTAACTGGTCGTTATTATTTTGATAAATATGTCGCAGTTTCCGATTATGTGCAATATCCATTTTATACAGGGCTTTCAAGCATGGGTCATAAAATATTTTGCTATTATAGTACAGTTGCAACTGGTTTTGTTTTTTCAACAGGACTTTCTTATCAAGATGATAATACATATGATAAAGTAATAACTGACTCATCAATAAGTCAAATTACTGAAATTTTATCAGTTGGCGATCAATATAAAAATTTAAATTCTGGTTATAGATATTCATCAACCAGCGCAAATAAAAGAGGAACAAGTTCTAATATATCTGAAAAAATAAAAACACCCAATATTGTTGAATATGGTGGGATATTAGAATCTGAAATTGATACAAACAGTAACGCTCAAACTATAAACTATAATATTACTGGTTACGATATATTAGATTATGGATGTAGGGTATTTTTAGATAAAAATAATGTTAATATTAATTTATTAGATTATGTGTCCATTGGTAGTTCATATAGAATTGGTAGAAATAATGCCGAAGATCAAATTTATAAAATATTAGCGATCAAAGAAGAAAACCAAAATGAATACGTGATAGTTGGAAGCAAGTTTAATACAGGTAAATTTTTAGAAATTGAAAACTTTTCAAAAGAAGACTTTTTGCCATCAACCTATTACTCTGGACCGTCAAAAGTAGGTAATATTGATATTAAAGAACTAACTGCTCCTAAAATAACCTCTTTCACAACTGGTAAACTAGATGTAGATGGTAGTTTTTCATTAACTGCATCTTGGGAAAGTAATTCAGATGCTTTAAAATATAGATATGATGTTTATAATGAAGTATTTAGTGTTAGATATACTGGTGAAACAACTTCTACATCAACAACACTTACTAAAATTAATGCTTTAGGAGATTGGAAAATTAATTTATATAGTGTCGGAAATGGTGGGTCAAAAATCGATTCACAACCATCAAAAAGCGGAGTTTTTGTAGCATATTATGCTAAAGAATTTACAACTTTAACAAAACCAGCAATTATAAACTTTACAATAACATAATATGTTTGAATTTGATACAACTTTTAACGTTAATACTGGAGAATTAGATTTCTCATACATAGGTAGTGGTGTTCATTTATATAAAGATGTAACATTTGCATTTTCTTTAATTGATCCAATGGGCAATATTATTGAAAATGATGCGGCATTAATATCAAATCCATTAATTGATTCAGTAATTTTTGATATTATGGATACTGGAAGAAATATAATTTTTCCAACTTATAGATCTGGTACAACCAGCAGAAGCATAACAATTACAGAATATGATAATGAAAGTATTTTTGGTCAATATAATCCAAATTTTGGTGTTAGAGTAACATTAACTAATAAAATTGGGGCAGATCCATTTGTTTCTGAATTTTATGCATATGCAAATACACCAAGTATATCAAATATTATTGTTTCTGATGCATCTGGAAAAAATAATTATAATCAAAGCGGATTTTGGAAATTTAATTTAATTCCAAGTTTATTAACTGGAATGTTTTTAGGAACACAATCAAGCGGAAATGTTAATATTAATTGGGGTAATGATCCATACGATATAGTAGAAGATACAGTTTATATTACTGGTGAATATGATTCGATATATTCTTCTGGAGATAATTTTAGTATATTAAATTCAAATCTTGTTATTGCAAATATTTCTGGACATAATTTTGAAAGTGGAGCTGTAGTCACAATTAGCGGTATAACTGGAACAGGAGTCAATGAATTAGCTACTGGTTTTAATGGTGTATTTCCATTAATAAATATTACTAGAGATCAATTTCAATATTATATTCCAAATACGGGAACAGCTATAGGTTCTGGAATTGCTGATATAAAATTAACAAAGGGAGCTTATAATTACAATGATATTATTACAGATAGAATCTATGATAAAATCATATTAGAAAATACTTTTAATAATGATTTAAAATATTTAAATATTGAAAGATATGACATATATGCTTCAGCTATATCATTTGATGATATTAAATTACCAGAATCTACTTACATAAATAAAACAGATAACCCAAATTTTGTATATTCTTATGAAGCAAGAACTTTAGAAGATATTTATAAATTAAAAATACTTCCAGTAAGCCTGAGTTATGATGTTCCTTACTATTTTAAAGTAGTTCCATATTCTAGCATAGGAAGTGGAGATGCAATTTTATTTGGACCAAATGTATTTAAACAAGAGGCAGTAGTAGAAACTGGAGCTGAAACTGTTTTTAATACAAATCAAATTAATTTAAATCATGGAGAATCTTCCATGAATTTAGACTTTATTACTGGACAAATAAATACTTCAGGCATTCATGCTATTGACATAATTGAGAGAGGAATTTATAATACAATTTCTTATACGACTCAAATCACAGATAAAAATAATACAGTTTATTCTTCAGAAATAAAAATTGTTGACACAAATAACTCTACAATTGGTTCTGGAATTTCATTCTCAGAATACTCTATTAGTGATAATAGTTATGTAACTTATTCCGCAACTGGAGATCAATCTTACATATACTTATATGTAAGCGGAGTTAAACCAACTGGAATTTATAAATTATATAAAACTTCTATTTAAACATCTGGATTTAAAATAGAATTCAATTGAGCTAAAAATATAGGTTTAGCTTCTTTTGATAATTTATCGTATTTCTTTTTTGCTCGACGATAATTTCTTCTGCTAATTTCATCAACAGGAGGGATAATTTTTCTAAGTTCTTTTGCTTTTTTATTGTTCATAATTCACAGATATAAGTTTCAGATTCTTTTATTAGACCGATTTTTTTATAGAAAGATTTTACTTTTTCAGTCTGTATATTATCAATACAAGTTTTACATTTTATATATTTAAAATCTTTTTCTTTAGCAAATTTCACAGCAGTTGAAAAGAGTTTATATCCTATTTTTTTATTCTTCGATAACCAAAGGCATTGTGAAAAAATCTGCTGTCCAAAAAAAACATTTTTGTCATTTAAAAAACAAATAATTCCATCATAAGCTTCTCCATTAAAACTAGCCCAAACAAAGAATTCCCAATTTAATACTTTATTATTTCCAAAATTTATTTTAATAGATTCTAAATTATATTTTAGAAATAGATTACTGTTATTCTCTTCTTTAAAGAGAATGGAGATATCGTCAATGACTTTACAAAATTCTACAGGGTTAAGAATTCTTTTAATTGTTTGCATTAATTATCTTTAATAAAATTCTAGATTCTTTAGCGGGAACATCTTTAAATGAATTCCAATTTTTAGCTTCTTCATTTCTATATTTTTCAGAAATCCATAAAGTTCTAAGATATTCTTTAAAATCTTCAAAAGAATTAATTTTAAGTTTTTCATTTACAGCTTTTTCTAAAGCTCCTTGTGGAGTAACTGGAATTGCTGTAGATACGAGCATATCACCAAGATCAATAACTCTATTTTTTGATTTATCGATCTCATCTGCACCAACAATATGGATATTCAAAAAGTTACGCACACAACGAACAAATGCACGATTACATGCGATTGTCTCTAAAAATTTAATACAAAAATCATCAGTATTATCAGCGGTTGCGTTAGCTACATCTTCAAAGATGATAGCTCTATCATCTGTTTCATAATTTCCAATCCAAGAGATTTGACATTTTGCTACTACATAATCTTCACTGATATGTGAGATTGTATATGATACATTATTAAATCCACGTAATTTGGCAAGTTCTTTAATACCACCCAACATAATAAGCAACTGCTTATCATTTAAACCTTCAATAGAAGTTGGGACTTGTTGTCTCCTTCCTTCAAACCAATCTTTGTTTGGATAAAGAAATTCAGGCTTAATCATAGCCCTCCAATTAATCGAACCATCTTCATTAAATTCATAATTAACTCCATCAAGAAGTCCGTATTGATTACGCTTATATTTTCCAAATGGAGTTGTTTTTTTAGATTCGCTCATAAATAAAATAATGGTTTAATTCTTCGTAGAAGACATCATCATCCTCTATATTTAGATTTTTGTCAATAATATTTTGATCTTTTTGCCAATGATATTTACTTGAATACTTTTTACCATCAGATAAAATGCTTTTGCCAGATGTAAAAAAAGTATTTTTAATATTTAAAAAATCTTCATTTAAATCTTCTTTTTTAAGTTTTTTAAATGGAACAACTTGAACTTCGAAATATTTTTCTTGAATTTGTGCAATTTCAGTTTCATCTTTAACTAAAATTTTAAAATTTATTTTTTTAGCTTTTAAAGCTCTAATATAAAAATCATCTAAATTATTTTGCAAATTTAATATAAATGATATATTTTTAATTTTGGGATATATCATATTGATGATATCTAATGGAATAATTTTATCAGTGAAAATTGAAACATTGCACCATTGACACCATTGAATAAAACAATTTACATCAAAGCCATAATCTAATCTTAAATAAACTATTTGATCTTTAAGTTCTGGATATGGTTGAAAAAAATTAGGAACAATTTCTATTATTTTATCTTTAAAAGATGTCCCAATATGTCTTGTTTTAATATTTACTTTGCCATTAATTTTTAATTGATCTAAGATTGATTGAGCAATAATTTCTGGTTTAATTTTATTAATTGCATTTTCTGGATCAACTAAATTTAAACATGGCTTTTTAGACCAAGGAGATTTAATATTAACTTTTCTATCTTTAGAAGACCAAAATCCATCTGATATTTCAGGGTAAATATTACCGAAAATAGAAACTAGTGGGATATTTAAACTACTAACATAGTGTGAAAAAACATTATCTACACCAATATGCAATAAAGATTTTGATAAAATGTAAGCATTCTGTTTAAATGTTAAATCACCATAACAAGCATCAATATTGGGAATGATAGTATTTTCTTTAGCGCCAATTTGAATAATCTTAATATCAAATTTATTTAAAGAAGTTTTAATTAAATCAACAACAATATTAAAATAATGATATTTTTTAGATTCAATTGAATGTTCTGAATAAATAGTAATATATTTATCAGCTAATAATGGATAAAAATGTTTTGCTACAGTTGGTTTTGCAATTTTAACACCAAGATTTTTTGCGTATTCTTCTACTAAATGACTCATACTAATGTGAATTGTGTTTTATCTTTACCGTTATGAATATAATTTAAATGTCTTTGGGTATTGTATGTTGGGAAAAATGCTAAATCAAAATATCCTTCATGCTCTCCAGCACCCTCTAATATCATCGGATTATCAATTGATTGTGCATAAGCAATACATTTATGTATATTAACATTATCTTCAATATATTCAAAATATTGCGGTTGAGTTATGATATAAATATTATGTTGCGGGTATAGTTTTTTTAAGTTCTTGACTAATCCGTTAATTAAAAGAACATCAGTTTCAGATTGTGGAACTACAACAGCAATTCTTTTACCTTTATCATCTTTATCTAAAACATCAGCAAAGTCAATCGGCTTTTGAGGCATTGTTTGTTTTGCTACATTTTGAAAATGCTTAATAAGATCATCTGGTTTCAATCCGCTTTGCAACATTTTTACCCAATGTTTTACTCCAGAATTATTTTTATCAGATTTCTCACATAAAATGTTTTCATATAAATCAATAACAAATTCAAAAGCATCTGTAAAATTTTTCTGAGGAGAATAATTTGGATTTCTTAATGGGCCATCAAAATTAAAATCAAAATCAACTTCTGGCATTGAATCAAAAATATCTTCAAGTTGTTTGCCAATCACCTCAATAGAGCAATTATCAATAACAAACTGTCTTGCTTTTTTACCCCAAGATTCTTTTTCTTCTTGGTTCATGTTATATACTTTAAGTAGTTGTTGATAAATGCTTTCTGGATAAGTTGAAGCTTTAATAAATTGAGTTCCAGGCTCTCTATATTCGGCCCAACTTAATGGTAAACCGCCACTATCTTCATTACAATAATCTTCGCCACAGGAATAATCTGTTACAAGCGTAATTAGTTCTGTTAGTTTAGCTTCTTGAATTGGTATTTCTTGTCCACCACTGGTAAATGGATGACAATATATATCCATTAAATTATAAATTTCGTTTAATTGTTCTTCTGAAACCCCGTGTCCAATATTAGTTGTATTAACTGTTTTTTCAGAACCGCATTTTCTGCAATTTTGTTCTTGACCAGTGAATGGCCTAATTTCATAAGATTCACACGCTTTGCAAAAATAAGTAGTAAGAATATCATTTGGGTTAATTTCTTTTTCTTCTAAGAGTCTTGGGATATCCCAACCTTCGGACCAATGAGTATGTAAAAGAAGTTTTGCGTTAGGTACATCTTGTTTAAAAAGTTTAAATCCATCTAAAATATTAGGGACACTTTTTCTTAATTGATTTCTAAAAACAAAACCAATAATAAATTCATCATTTAATCCATGACTCTGCCTCAAGGCTCTTCTCTTAATTTCATCAAACTTATAAAACGTTTCTGTCTCTAAGCTACCACGTAAAGTTTTTACATGATCATAACCCATTGCTTTCATTGCTCTTTCTGCAAATGAAGCCCAAACATAATAATGTTTAATCTTTGGTGCGGAGTCAACTGCTTCAGTTAAAATTGGAAGACTATCAAGAGTAGTCCAAACCATAGAATTAATTTTATTCCACCACGGTTTATTATAAAAACCTTGAAACGCCCAAATATCTTCAATTCCTAGATAAATATCGGGTTTAATTTCTTTGATTGCATGATCAATCATTTCGGCTCCATAACCTGCTGCTCGCTGTTGAGTAGGATCTGTAATTTGAGATAGCTTTTGTTGATCGGGTAGTGATCCATAACATTTCCAAGGAATAAATTGTGTAACTGGATCATTCCAGTGCATTCCATTGGCTAATTCAACAATATTATACTTACCCGTTTTAAATAGATATCGTAGAATATTTTTTTTATTTTTACCGAAACCAGTGAAAGCTCGACAAAAATTGCTGTGAATTAATATTGTTTTTTTACGCATGATTAATTACTTTGTTTTTGACTATTAATGCGATATTCAAATATTTCATTAAGAATTTTTTCACAGAAGGATTTGAGAAGATAAGCTTCAGACATTTCAAATCCCATACCAAATTTAAGCGCCGAATTCTTTACCACGCTCAAAGAAAATGCTTTGCTTCCATCTTGTTTTGTATATGGCTTAAAGCTAATAGTTGTCTTATTGTCTTCGTAAGAATGAAATGCCTTATATTCGACATATTCAGAAACAGCATAAATTAAACCAGCAGCCTCGACTTCATTTAATTTAAAAGTAATTGTTTTATCTGGATTTTTAGCATTTTCAGAGAATGAACCATTTTTTGTTTTTTCATTCCAAGAGTGTTGTTGAATTGCATTAACATAAATGCAAGGTTCTTTATCTTTACCATGAACCCCAATTTTAAATGAGAAGGCACATCCAGTATTTTTAGAATTTGGCTTGTATAGCGTAAACATATGCATGATACTAATGACTAAAAATTAGATTTCTATTGTTTTTTTGTGTAAAATTAATAGTGTCCTATCTTAATCACAATATTCCTACTATTACTTGTTTAATAAGGAATGAGTATCTTTTTAATCACGAAAAAGGGCATGGTGAATATACTCCTTGTGATGTTCATTCTGTAGCCTCAATTGAAAAAAGAGTACCACTTTTTGAAGCTTTTTTAACAAATGGCGTAAATTGGACTCGTCGCCCAATTACAGCATTTTGCTGGAAAGAATGTGATCCAGTACCACTTGAACACGCAATGTATTGGGATTGTTTCAGCCCATATGTTGATGTTCAAGTTAGAACAAGATTGAAGGGGTTAAAGGCTAAACTCATCAATCCAAAGGGGCAAAAGGAATGGGGTGAATATATGTTCACTTTAGATTGGGGTTGGGAAAATAAGGCTATACTTGATACAAATTTCTCAGAAACTCCAGAACATAAATGCGCTCATCTATTTAAAATGGATAATGGCAACTTTTATGCTTACCCAAATAATAGAATTATATGGCATGATGATGCTTGGGTTGATACTCCAATTGACAAAAACCCAGGATATAAAATAGATTTAACTGTATATAGTGTGGAAAATAAAAGAGTGCAATATACAGACTATAGTTATATGACAGAATTTACTAATGAACCTCAAAAAACAAATACTACAGGAACTCTTTGACAAAACAATAGTAAAACTAGCTCCAAGTAAAATTAATGGTGCTGGTGTCGGAGTTTTCGCAATTACAGACATCGAAAAAGAAGACATTGTATTTACAACCAATTCAAACCAATTTATTCAATGGATTGAAGTAAATAACATAGATGAGGGAATTATTAACTATATCAAGCAGATGTGCAATCATAATTATCATGGTTTTTGGATAGATTGCCCAATTAATAAAATTAATCCATCTTACTATGTAAATCACTCTGAAGAACCTAATTTATATCATGATTTAAATACAGATACCTACTTTGCCATAAGAAATATTAAAATAGGAGAAGAACTCACGTGTAAATATCTTCCAGAAGAGGTAGATTGGGTGTAATAATCTTTGATGAGTGCTGCATATACTGGGATAACTATTGAACAAAGATCTTGTTACAATCTCACACTGACCTTAACAAAAAATGGTCAAATTTATGATTTAAATGGGGTTACTTTAAATGGACAAATTCGTCGTAACTTTGATGATGCTTTACAAGCTGTTTTTAAAACAGAAATCCTAAGTATACCAAGTGGTATTGCAAAGATTAGTTTAAGTGGCAGTGAGACTGCTAATATTGATTTGGCCCCGTGTCATTGGGATTTATTCGCTGATAAAGAAAATGAATGTCCAGATAAACTTCTTTATGGACCTGTTTACTTAATAAAAAATGCTACTAATCCATGAGTGACGAAATTGTAATCAATATAACGCCAGATCCGTCCATAAATATATCGGCGGTTGATAGCAATGAGCAAATTGCATTAAATCCTTTGACTCTTAATCAAGGGTTAATTAATCATTCAGTTACGCACCAAAAAAATGGCAGTGATGAATTAGCTCATAATCTTTTAGGTGGTTTAGATGGTGGTCAATCGGGTGAATATTATCATTTAACTTCTGGAGAATATTCTAATTTAGTTACTGGTAGTGTCGTTAGGCCAAATGAAACTGGTGAGTTTATTATTAATGCTCAGACTGGACAATTTTATGCAAACTCAAATCCTAGTGGATTTATTACTGGCGTTGATTTATCTGCATATGCAACAGAAGTTTATGTAACGGGAATTAGTGGGAGTTTACAAACTCAAATCACTAATTTAAGTGTATCAACTGGTAATTTAAATACCAGATTGACAACAGCAGAAAACGATATAAGTATACTTGAATCTGCAACAGGAGAATTGAATAGTTATATTATTGATTTACAAGGAGTAACAGGAACTTTTGTTTTATATTCTGAAACTGGTCAATTCTATAGTAGTTCAAATCCTTCTGGCTTTATAACTGGAGTCGATTTATCATTCTCTGGTAACTACTATACAAAAGATGAATCTGAGTCTAGATATGTAAATACAACTGGCGCAGAAACAATCCTTGGAGATAAAACTTTCCATGATAAAGTATATATAAATAATTTATATGTTACGGGTACTGAAACAATAGTTAATACAACTAATGCAAATGTAGCAAGTAATTATATAATGCTTAATTTAACTGGTGGAGCTGTTGATGGTGGTATTTTCTTTGTTACTGGCTCTGGACTAACTGGAATAAATGATTCTGGTGCAATTATTGGTTTTGATCATGCTGATAAATTTAAATTCGGCATTGCAACTAGAGCTAGTGATTTAAGTACTTTAAACACAATAGCCGCCTATGAACAAGTAACTGGAATAAGTGGCGGTTTACAAAGTCAAATTAGTAATTTAAACAGTGCGACAGGATCTTATGTTTTAAATAATCAAACAGGCATTTTTTACACTAACGATAATCCCTCTGGTTTTATAACGGGAGTAGATTTATCTAATTATGTTTTAACTAGTGAAACTGGTCAGTTTTATGCGGCAAGTAATCCTTCTGGCTTTATAACTGGTGTTGATTTATCATTTTCTGGCAATTATTATACAAAAAACGAGTCTGAGTCTAGATATGTAAATATAACTGGTACAGAAACAATTGTTGGAGACAAATCTTTTAATACAATATCTGTTAATAGTTTAAATACTTCAAATATAACTGCTACTTCATATGTAGATGGAATTATTTTAAAAGATCTTGATAATTATCATTTAAAATGGAGTAATGGACGACTTTATGTAATATCTCCCAATGGATATAGTGTTATTAGAGTAAATTATTGTGACTCTGCTCCAACACAATATGATGATTTTACATTAGGTTTTGAAGTTGGATCTTATTGGTCAACAATAGATGGTGCAACTTATATATGCGAAAATAATGATGAAGGTTTAGCTGTTTGGGTTAAAACTCCTTGGTTGTCAAGTACATTTTCAAATCAAAGTGAAGTTCTTACTCAAAATTGTGTTGCACTTCAAATTATAGCAAGTGGAGATGTAGTTGAGGGTGGTCCTATACCATATGATATTGATATTACTATAACGGCAAATGGTATGCAGTTTGCACCTTATTCGTATACGCTTTCATTATCAGCTGGTACAACATTTGATTCAACAATTATTGCTGCAAGTCTTGCTAATGGATTATACAACGTTATAGAACAAAGTGGTGGTCCAGTTTATCCAGTTTATAGCTATAATAATTTTGTAGCTATTTCAAATGGAGGAGATAATTTTTACGAATTACAATATTATTCTTTAATTTGTGATTATGGGACCAATTCTCAACCTGCTAATATTAATGTAGAAGAAATAATAGAATTTTGTAATATTATTCCTAATAGTGTTGGAGAAATTGTTATTACAGACACTAGTCCTAATTTAGTATGGATGTGTACAAGTATTAAACCAATAATTTGGACTCCATTAGAATCTATTTCTTCTCTAGTAAATGAAAATCCAATACCTAATACAATCCCCATCCGTCTTTCAGAGGGTGAAATATACGTAAGCAATTTAAAATTAAAAAATTCAGCGAGGTATACTCAAATTAATCCTTCAAATAATCCATATAGTAATGTTGAATTTACTTTTCCTGATACTGGCGGTACTATTACCACTGAAAGTAGCGCAGTAACTATAAGTAATACCCAAACTATTATTGGAAATAAAACATTTAATTCCACAAGCACTCTCTTCCCTAACGAAGCTGGTAGTTCTCAACATTCTGTATTAACTCAACAACAACTTATGCTCAACGGTCATAAGTTTAGACAATTGGTAAATGTTAATTCTAAAACTGTTGGTGCAAATCCTAATACTACAGCAGGAGCATTTCAAGTATTAGGAATGTATGCAACAATAGGCAATACATTAGGTCAAACAGCAGCGGCATATACTCTTGATGGACTATATTGTGCAGATATTTCAAATGCTACTATACCTATTAATAACGAAATTGATGTATTTTTTCATGGAGTAGCATTACGTTTCTTTCCATCACCAAAATGGAAGGCGCGTATTAATTTTGGCGTACCATTTTCAAAAACTGTCGCATTTGCTAATCAAGATCCAATGCTAGATGTGAGTTCAAATTCACGACAATGGGGTGTAGAGTTTTATTATGATACTATAACTGCAACTTATCGAGGTAGACTTTATTATTATTTTGATGGACCTATACAATATGGCTCACCATTTAATTTATCATTATATAGTGGATCATCACATACCAGTTGGGGAGGATATATTTATTCTATGAGAATGAGACAAATTGTAGTAAGTACAAGAAGACTTAGATTCCAATTTTATATTAATACTTCCGCAGAAAATAATGGTGGCACACAATTATCAAAAATTACTCCAATATCTTCATTAGATGCTATAAATATTACAATACCAAATTATAAATTTGATGGCAAACACATTAATTTTGAAGTAGCATCAAATAGTTCGGAAGCGCCCGATGGCATTATAACAATGCAATGTACTAATATGTATTGTCAATTTAAATAAAAATTATGAAATTAACATCAAAAACACAAACTGAATTAAACATTGAAGAAATTGAGAAATCTGCTGAAATATTTGCTAATGCAGTCAATACAGCTATTGTTACCCTAAATTTGAGTTATGGTAAATTATGGAATTTACCAAATGATCAACTTGAAAATGTTCTAAATACTTTAGCTCAAAATGGTAAACTTCAACCTCTTTTTGAAGATCATAATTTTGCTGCAAATTCTTTAAATTCAATTGCTGAAAAAGTTGGTGGCATATCTAATGTTGCTATTAATACTTTGGGTAGAGAATTAGAAATTAATAATGGTATTATTTCTATTGTCTCAGAAGTTAATAATGAAATTAATTAATTATATGTCAAATAATTTTAAAGTATACGATCTATATGCTAATACATTAAATGTAAGTGATCGTCCACTTGTTAATGGTACTGGCGTTGCTTTAATTTCAGAAATTAATGAAATTAGTGGTGTAGTTTATGAAACTGGAGATCAAATAATTAGTGGATCTAAAAATTTTAAAGATTTACTTATTCTAGAAAATATAGATAATCAATTATCATTTAAAACTGGTTCTGGTGGAAATTCAATATTTATTCATGCGCCAATAATTAACGCAAATCACACATATACAATACCAGACGTTGGTTCTTCTGCAGCTTTTGTTTTAACAAATGGATCACAAACTATTAATGGGGCAAAAACTTTCGGCGTTCGTCCAACAGTCAGTGGAACTGGCATTGTCTTAACTTCAGACGATATACTTTATACAACAGGAACACAAACTATTAGTGGAGCAAAAACCTTTGTTAATAATTTGGTTGTACAATCTCCTTCAAATCAAATTGCATTAAAAACGGGTGACGGTGGAAACTCTGTATTTATTACAGCGCCAACAATTAATGCAAGTCGCACATATACACTACCAGATGTTGGTGCTTCTTCAGCAGCATTTGTATTAAACCAAGGACCGCAAACTATTGGTGGTTTAAAGAATTTCACCACTCGTCCAACTGTAAGTGGAACTGGAGTATTATTATCAGGAGAAGCTTTAAATATTCTTAGCATTTCTATATCTGGAAGCGTTAGAATAGATGATTCTTCACAAATTTATACAACTGCAACTGCTGGAACTGCTTCTTCTTTACCAGCATTACCAAGTGGGTATTTACGAATAAATCTTAATGGAACAAATGTAAAAATTCCATACTATAAAGACTAAATATATAATTTAAAATTATATTAATTATTATTTTCACTTCCTATTAATGGTTGCAGAAATAAATCATAAATAAATTTAAAATTTTTATTTATTATTGGTATTTTTATAAAATTATTTTGATTTTGAGAAAAGATTTCAATAATCTCTAAAAGTTTTGCTGGTCTTTTTGACTCAAATAAATAAATT